TCTCCTTTTTTTTTGATTCTACTGCATATGTGCAGTTAAGGCAAGTTATATTGTTCTTTTGCTGCCTCATGTCTGGACGTTAGATCACCAATGTGAATGTTGTACTGATGTTCTGAGTACAGTTCTTTGTACTCATCCATGTACGACTTGCGATGAGCGTCGAGAGTTTCTTCGAGGATCATGCCAAGCTTAATCATTTGCACAGCACGACGACCCCAGAGATACTCTACGCCCACAAGTTCACCACGCTTGATGCGCTCTGCGTTTACTTGCAAGCTGTCTGGTCGCCATGATTTGGCGCGTTCCTTTTGTGCCTTGCGATCTTCTTCATAGATTTTGTGTGATGGTCGGCTTACGCTTGCTGACCAAACTTCATCTTCAATAGCTCTTCCAATGTGTTTACTCACTGCTGTTCTCCATTAGCTTTTTAAATTGTTCGCCAGTCATTATGACTAGAGTTTGCGGAGTTCCTCTCCGTCTTTTGTAGAAAGCAATGTCTCTGCCTTCTAATACTTTAAAGGGGCTAGGGAAGTTGGACGTATCTCTGTACTTAACTTCGCCTACCAACTTTCGTCCGTTGATGAAGAGGTGGATGTCCCCTGAATACTCGCCTCCCAAGCTTCCTGAGAGGGGGACGCGTTTCGCTTCGATCTTCGCTTTGATTTTGTTGAGCCAATCGACAAACCACTTTTCGTGGTAAGTTCCTTTTGACTTGTTACGGTTTGCCATCTGTCCTCCTCATAGCAATGAAGACAAACAAACCAATGCTTCTCCATTGTGCGACGATGCTTGCGCTTTAGTATGGCAACAAACCATTCGGTGATGGTGCCACACGCAATGCAGTTAATCGTTTGTTTTTTTCTTTTTGACTTCGATGTCATAGTCTAGTGCCTCAAGCCAACACATTAGGAAGAAGCCAGACGGAACACGTTTGTGCTGCTCCCATTTATGAATCAGAGATTCGGTGCAGCCTATGATTTTAGCTAAGTCTGGTTGACTCAGTTTCTTTTCGTGTCTCGCTTTGACCAGCATCTTGATTAGCTGATCGTAGTTTTGAGACAGCCGAGTGTTCTTCATAGATCGCCTTGTAGATACGACAAGCTGTGTCGTAACGCATCTCTGTTGTTCCGTTGACTGACCGATAGTAAGTAGAAGTTGGAACCTCTGCTCGTGCAAATGCATCAAGCAAAGGTACGTTTAGCTCATTAGCTAATACTTGCAGTTGTGAAAAATATGGTTTCATACTGCATGTATGCAACTAGTACGGATCGTAGTCAACTTCTACTTCACCAGAGCCTTTGCAATTCCAACAGGTATCTCTGTATTCTTCAAGGCTTGGCGGTGTGTCACGATCTATCCACGGTTCACGCCGCTCATATGTTAGCTTGCCATCGCCCAGGCACTCTGGGCAAGCAACGGTTTCAATCTTTGGATTCATTTTTCACCTTTTCTCTGTGAGCTTTACTTCTACAGGCTTTTGAACAATAGATTCTATCTGCTCTGCCCATGACTCTTCGTTCGCAAACTTTGCAATACTTAGTAGGGTATTTCGTCGTTGAGTGGGGCAAGATGATTGTCCTCCCATGATTGCATGCAACGAGCTAGGAACTTGTCTGCATTGAAGTTAGGATTGATTGACTTGATTGCTTCCGCAATAGCCATGTGTGCATGTGGTGATAGGTCTACACCCAGCTTATCGCTGAGTGCATCCACTTGTTCGGTTGATAGATTAAGCATTAAGCAAACTCCCATTCTTTGTTGCGCATTGCAGATGCAATGGCTGCTTCACGATTGTAACGCGCAGTATGCGGTGAACGCAGTTCGCCAGTGTGCGTTGCCCAATAGGTTAGCGTGTTGTACGCAGCCCATTTGTTGTGGCCTAGCGCAGCCGCTTCGTTGCTCCAGATAGACAGCAAGTTCTCAAGCTGCTTCTCGTTAGTCTTAGAGACTGTCACTTGGCGCGTGAACGCTTTGGCTACAGTCTTCTTAAAGAAGTTCTCTATCTGTGCGTCTGTCACTGGTGTGCGCATCCATGACTGCCACACTTCCTTGCGTGACATGAAGTGTTGCAAACCATTAATCATTTTATTGGCACTACCTTCTACGTTGATAGACGCAGTATGTTTGTAGCGTGTCTTAGCTACTGCATCAGGCGTGGTGCATCCGTTCTTGCACCATAATCTAAAGGCATCTGCGATTTGAGAGAAAGGCCAAGAGGCATCGTAACTATTAAAGAAGTTGACTCTGAACTTAACGTGGTCACCGACCTCAGGCTCTACCACTAAATCGTTGAATAGAATCTGACCGCGTAGTTTGCGTCCATCTTCTAAGACTTCAACGTCAACGGTGTAGTCATTCGATAAGTCTGCTTGTGACACACCATCTAAGATTGAATTGACAACATCATCATGGCTTACTGCTTTGTAGCGAGAGCCGTGTACGCCTAACACTTTGTTGGTGTCAGTGCGCATGATGCATTGTTGCCCATCAATCTCATTGCCATGCATGTCAAAGACAGGTTGCGTTTCAATTGGAAAGCTCCATTCGTTTGTCATATCAAGCATTGTGATAGCTCCGTTCTGTTTTAAGTGGTGCAATTGCACGTTCATCTTTTTCAGTGAAGAAATTGATTTTAAATTCATTACCGCTTTCATCTACGATAATCAGATTGCGGCAAATGAACTTAATGCCACTAGTGTAGTGGCTGATTTGTTCACGCACCTCTTTCACTTTGTGAATGTTTATATCCATTGTTGTTCTCCGTGGATTGTTGTTGCACTGCAAGTATGCAGTAGTTTAATAGCTAATAGTTGTGTGACGTAGCGTCATTTATATTTGTGACGTTACGTCACTTTGGTTTAGCCTTCGATTGACACTGTGACATTGTAGTTAATGTATTCAGAGATCATCGTTTCAATTTCGCCACGATAATTCTCAATATCAATTGGCAATTCATCTTTTGGTTCTTTGTCACGAACATAGAGTGCCAGTTCAATCTCTTGCTTGATGATGCCACGCAGTGTGGTTGTTAGAGTGGTGTCACGAGTATCCATTTTGTTCTCCTTTTGGATTCTATTGAGCCTTACTTTTTGGCGTGAGCCGCCAGTACTTTTCCCAACCTTCCCAACCTGCTACCTGTTCGACACGCAGGCTCAAAGGTGAGCAAGCGAAAAGGGGCCGAAGCCCCAATCCGTTAGCCAAGCATTGCGTCTAGTTCGTGAAGCTCGCCCAGCTTGTCTGATGAATGGTCACGCTTGCCGCGCGGCTTCCACTCGTCGCCAGTGATGGCCTTGTAGACCTCACGGTCAGCTTGGTGCCGCTCTTCCAGTTCGGCAAGTTCTGGCTCCATGCTTCTGTAGAGCTTCATCTTCCGCGCGATCTTAACGTCAATGACCTCGGCACCTGTATTATCTTTGCGCCATTCAACAAGTTCTGCCTTGATGTCTGCCATCTGACCTGTCTTCCACATCATGCTATTGTGACTGGTGAAGCATGCATCTCGGGCCATTGACTCTCTGATGTATTCATTTTCGTCACCTTTGTGGTAATTTATGATAGCCGTTTTCGCAGCAACTAGGTCTTTGTAAGAAGTGATGTTTAGCTTTGTCATCTCTAGTCTCCATTGTAGGTCGGCGGGGCCAATCCCCGCCGTGGGTGTTGTATAACCTACCCGAGAAACGCGACCGCTGGCGGTCGTGCTTGTAGTTCGCATAGAATCCCCACAAGGCACCCTAAGAGCAGAGTGCAGCGTCACACCAAGAGATAACCGAGGAACAGAAAGAGGATTCGTCATTGCGAACTATTTCTGGGTGGGTTCTACATAAGACCACGCGGGGAGGGGCCGCGCACGAGCTACTGTGGTGACGCAAGAGATGTCAAACTAAACAGAGCTTCGGCACAAAGACCTAGTTGCTGTGAAAGCGGCCTTTTATGACTTCCCACAACTTTTATATGGTGACGATGAATACATCGGGGAGTCGATGGTTTGAGTGCTGCTTTACTTGGCGCAATCGCTGTGTGGAAGATCAGATGCAGCATCATGCAGGGCTTTTGAGTGGTGCCAAGTGATGCAGTGCCGTGTCGTTGATTAAGATTGGGCGAAGTGAAGCTCTCAGATGCTGGGCCATACTTGTGAACTGGTCGGCGCAAAGCTTACTGTGAGTCTCAAGCCGTTACTGCACGATGTGGTGGCTGCGCCAAGCGTTACCTTCATCAACAAGTGGCAGCTTTCGAACTGACCATTGCTTGAGTCTCACGGTGGGCTTTGGCTCCTTTTTGTGGCGAGCCTGTCAAGACCCCCGACACTGCAATCTTTGCAATGTGACGCTACGTCACTACTTGACACATTGTCAGTCAATCGGCTTATCTGGGGGGGAAGAGGGAAGGGGGGGCGATAGAGAGGATACAATGAATACCATTGAAACTAGGAAATTGACTGACAAACAGACGAAATTAGTTGATACACTCGTAGCTACTGGTTGCAGTGTCACTCAAGCCGCTAGAGATGCGGGTTATGCTGAAGGCGAGTCTGGAAGAGTGAGTGCTTCCAAGGCCTTACGGCAACCACATGTGCAACAGTATATGATGGCGCGTGTGTCAGAACAACTCGGTTTGAATGCTACAGTTGCGGCTGCAAAGGTTTTGAAGTTAGCTTCAGGTGCCAAGTCAGAGTATGTCCAGCTTGAGGCATCCAAAGACATATTGGATCGTGCTGGCTTTAAGCCTATAGATCGCAGTCAAGTGCAAGTTGCTGGGGACATACGGGTAAGTATCGACTTGTCTTAGAGAGAGGGGGGTCAAAAAACCTGTCGTTCTGTCACTAGCGATGTCCCTTACCCCCATTTTTTCCATTAAAGGTTTTGTGCGTTGCTTCAAAAAATATTTTTCCTTAGAAAGGTACGCATAGGAGTTTAGCTATGAGAACACCAGCTTGGACGCGTAAAGAAGGTAAGAACCCTAGGGGTGGCTTGAATGCCAAGGGCCGTGCGTCTTACAAGGGTGGCACGTTGAAGCCTCCAGTGAAGAGTGGTGACAATCCTCGTCGCGCCAGTTTCTTGGCAAGGATGGCTGGAATGCGTGGCCCAGAGCGGGATGCCAAGGGCAAACCTACTCGTCTTCTTCTCAGCCTAAGAGCGTGGGGTGCCAGTAGTAAGGCTGACGCCCGTGCCAAGGCTAGGGCTATTAGTAAGAGAAATAAGAACAAGGATAGTAGAAATGCCTAAAGGATCGGCTAGTCGTGCCACTTCTTTGCTAAAGAAGGTAGAAAAAGAACTTAGATCAATACCTCAGTATACAGGTGAGAAGGCTTTTTCTTCTGGATCAAGGTCGGCTTATAATAACGTGGAAGCTGTTAAGAATGCGATAACTGGTTTACGTCGTGGCATTAGGATTCTTTCAGGTGGAGAGAGCAAGCCAAGCCTTATTGCTAAAAGGAATAAACTAAAATCCTTAATACAAGAAGCACAGGACTTAAAAGAAATTGGCTTTGAAATGGACAAGGGCATGGAAAAAGGTAAGCGCGAATACACTACAAGAACAAAAGCTCGGTACCTAGAACAAAGACAAGGGGATTAATTATGCCTATGGGTAAGGGAACTTATGGATCGAAGGTTGGTCGTCCACCAAAGAAACGTCAATCTCTTCTCAGCCAATACGATGCTGCCGAAGCAGAGCTAGAGAAGATTATGAACAACATACCAGAGGGTGGGTTGAGCAAAGAGAAGGATGATCGCGCTCGAAAGCTCCGCAGCCTTCTTAGCAAACTTGGCACTCAGCTTTCTGATATGCCTGACACAGAGCAGAGGTTTCCGTAATGGCATGGTATTTACCCACTGGTGAACTCTATACTGGCGAGACACATGAGCTTGCTGGAACAACTTACAGCGGCAAAACGAGAACCCCTGACTCGCGCCGCTTGGTGGAAGGGCCAGAACCAACACGTTCTCGCAGCTCCAAGGGACGATTAAAGGCAGACGACCCTTCCACTGCTGATGTTAATGAGGCTTATTCTAAGCCTAAAAAGAAAGCCACAAAGAAGAAATGAGCTTTGTAAATTCACTGAAGCCAGAAGAACTTCGTATGCTTCGTGGCATTGTAAAGAAGGTTCACTTCCAGCATGTAGATGAAAAGCATGGGAAGATGTTTGTGACAAACTATATGCTAGACCAAGTGATAGACAATATCGGCCCTGATGTGGCAGAGTGCATGATTAAGGTCGGAGTAGACAAAGGACTGCGATAGTGGTTGATTTTAAGTACAAGCCTGACGGTGAAGTGCTAAAGTCCTTTATGAAGGACGATACTTTCTTTCGTGGGATTCGAGGGCCAGTAGGGAGTGGTAAAAGTGTTGGATGTTGTGTTGAAGTTTTTCGGAGGGCGCTTCAACAAAAGAAAGGGCCAGACGGATTACGAAAGTCTCGATGGGCTATTATACGGAACACAAACCCACAGCTACGAACTACAACTATTAAGACATGGCTTGACTGGTTCCCAGAAAACGAATGGGGAAAGTTCACATGGTCAGTCCCATACACCCACAATATCAAGCGCGGCGAAGTCGAACTTGAAGTAATCTTCCTTGCCCTTGATCGTCCCGAAGATGTCAAGAAACTCCTCTCTCTCGAACTGACTGGCATCTGGATCAATGAGGCAAGGGAGATACCGAAGTCTATCATTGATGCGTGTACCATGCGTGTTGGTCGTTACCCCTCTATGCGTGACGGTGGCCCAAGCTGGACTGGTGTTATTGCAGATACCAACGCCCCAGAAGAAGATCACTGGTGGCCTATTATGTCTGGTGAGGTGCCAATCCCAGACCACATTCCGCGCGAACAAGCTAAGATGCTGGTGAAACCTGATAACTGGCAGTTCTTTACGCAACCCTCTGGGATGATAGAGGTTCGCAGTGAAGAAGGTGAGATTGAGGATTACAAGCCAAACAAGGACGCTGAGAATCGTCGGCACATGCTCGAGAACTATTACCCTAATCTTATACGCGGTAAGACCAAGAGTTGGATTGATGTTTATGTAATGAACAAGTTGGGTGCCATTCAGGATGGTAAGCCTATCTATCCGATGTTTGCACAAGATGTTCATGTGGCTAAGGAAGAAATACCAGTTGCAGCCTCTATGCCTCTTTATATTGGCTTGGATTTTGGGCTTACCCCTGCTGCCACTATAGGCCAGAAGGTGCGTGGCAGATGGCTGATTCAGTCTGAGATTGTTGCCTTTGACATGGGCATTGTTCGATTTGCCGAAGTTCTACGCCAAGAGATTGCCACACGTTTTTCAGAAGTATCTGATGTGTATATCTATGGTGATCCCGCTGGTGACTTTAGAGCGCAGACTGATGAATCCACTCCCTTTCACATTCTGCGTGGGGCTGGCTTGAGGGCGTTCCCTGCACCCTCCAACTCTGTTGACCTCCGTCTTGAGTCAGTCTCCTCCCAGCTGAACAAGATGGTAGATGGTAAGCCAGCCTTCTTAATTGATCGTAGGTGCCAACAGTTAATCAAAGGGTTCGAGGGCGGCTATCAGTACAAGCGTATGGAAGTTAGCGGTGAAAGATACGCTGATAAGCCAGACAAGAATATGTATTCGCATATCCACGATGCATTACAGTATATGATGCTTGGTGCTGGTGAGGGTCGCGCACTTATGACTAATCAGAAACCAGCCAGAGTTGTTAATGCATCAAGGAACTTCAATGTCTTTGGGAAGAACAAGACACAGAAGAAGCCAAGCGTTTGGTCTTTTGTGCGTTGAAAAAATATTCATTCTGTGCTTTTGAATAGACAAAGAGGATTTTGTTATGTGCGGAAAAGAAACCACAGCTTCTAAAGAAAGTAGCTCTAAAGATAGTAAAGCTCCAACAGTTGTCAAAAACATCTCTACTGACGTTAAGATGGGTTTAAGCACATTTGGATTAAGTGGAAAAGCTCAAGCTGACAAGTTGAAGTCTCAAGGCTACAGTGACGCTGCTATTAAAGACTATCAAGCTCGAACTGCTCGAAGCAAAGAACGCTTAGCTGAAATGGAAAAAAGAGGTGGTGGCGATGACAATGCAATGAAGGTTACTACCACAACGACCGACACTGATGATACAGATACTACGGACACAACAACAACAACAACCACAACAACAGAACGTGACACAGATATAAGTGGTGCTGGCACAACAAGCGTAACTGCTGAGTCAATCTATACCCGCGATCCAGAAGAAGCTATGAGCGACCAAGAGAAGTTGGCTGCGGCAGAGCTTCGTCGTCAACGTCAGCAACGTGCCATTGGAAAAGCTGAGAGATTAAGAACACGCCTAGAAAGCGCACAGAAGTTTGGGCCACAAGGTCGCCGTGGTGGTCGTGGTCGCCGTTCATTAATGACAGGTTCTCGCGGTGGGATCGGATACTATAGTAGGTTTAAATAATGCATGATCCAAAAAAATACCTAGAACGGTACGAGAAAGCTAAGGCGCACCGCCAGAACTTCGTTGATTTATTTGAGGAGTGTTACGAATACGCGCTGCCTCAACGTGAATCCTTCTACTATGAAACCGCAGGTCAGCGTCGAGATGATAAGATATTCGACGAGACAGCCGTTGTTGGTGTTCAGGAATTTGCATCTCGCTTACAGTCTGGCCTTGTTCCTAACTTTGCACGTTGGGCAGACCTAGCCGCTGGATCAGAAATACCCCCGCAAGAGCGTGACATTGTAGACAATGATCTTGATGAAGTGACAGAATACGTCTTTGAGATTCTTCAGAACTCTAACTTTGGCCAAGAAGTACACGAGTCATTTATGGACTTGGCAGTTGGGACTGGCATTCTTTGTGTAGAAGAGGGCGATGCCCTTAATCCTATTGTCTTCTCAGCAATCCCGCTGCCACATGTAGTGTTGGATACTGGCCCAGATGATAAGATTGACCATGTGTTCCGTGAACGTAAAGGGATTCGCAACTCAGACCTGAAGTACATGTATCCAAAGGGAACATTCGATGCGCGTGTAGAGCAGCGCATTACTCGTGACCCAGAGGGCAAATGCACATTGCTTGAAGTAGTTTGCAAAGACTACACAAAGAAAAACCAAGAGGCATATCTTTACTATGTGATTGATATGAACACTAAGACTTACATCATGGACGAAAGCTTTACTGGCGTTGGCTCAAATCCATATGTTTGTTTCCGTTGGTCTAAGTGTGCTGGTGAAGTCTATGGTCGTGGGCCGCTTATCAATGCTCTGTCTGCTATCAAAACAACCAACCTTACCATTCAATTGATCCTAGAGAATGCACAAATGGCTATCTCTGGCATCTATCAAATGGATGATGATGGCATTATTAACCCTGACACAATTAACTTAGTGCCAGGGACTATCATTCCTAAGTCACCACAATCCGTTGGATTACAGCCAGTACAGGCCGCTGGTCGCTTTGATGTAGCTGATATTGTTCTAAGTGACATGCGTTTGAATATTAAACGTGCCTTATATAATGATATGCTTGGCAACCCAGACCGCACCCCAGCAAGTGCCACCGAAGTAGCGGAGCGTATGGCAGACTTATCTCGTCGTATTGGCTCTGCATTTGGTCGCCTTCAAGCTGAGTTAGTTCAGCCAGTATTGCAGCGTGTTATTCATATTTTGAAGAAGCAAGGCCGCATTGAAATACCAACTGTAAATGGTCGTGAGGTAAAGATTCGCTCTGTTTCCCCACTGGCGCAAGCACAATCGAACCAAGATATTACTTCCGTTTCTCGCTTCTTAGAGCTTGTGAATGGATACTTTGGCCCTGATATGACTAACATACTGATCGACTCAGAAGAGACAGCAGTATTCCTTGCTAAAAAGTTTGGTGTACCAGAGGGCTTGATTCGTGATGCAGAAGATCGTAGACAGATAGTTGCAATGATGCAGCAAATGCAGCAGATGCAACAACAGCAACAGATCGCAGGACCACAGCTTGCCGCAGAATAGTCACATTGGATTAGATGGAATACATCGAACCAAGGAAGATGAAGACAAGATTAGCCTGAACATAGCTTCTTTATTCTCAGAACCTACTGGACAGGCAGTTTTAAAATACTTGCGTAGTATTACAATTGAAATGGTTGGTGGCCCTGAGATTACTGACGCATCACTGCGTCACCTTGAGGGTCAGCGTCACATTGTTGGCCTGATAGAACGACATGTTCAGAGAGGGCATAAGATCAAATGAATGAGCAAGTAACAGAAACGCCAGCACAAGAAGAAGGTTTACCACCAGCGGAAGAGCGAGACTTTGTGGTAGCCGAGGACGTTCAACCAGAACGTCCCGAATGGCTACCTGAGAAATACAAATCAGGCGAAGACTTGGCTAAGGCATACAAGGAATTGGAGTCTAAGCTTGGCACACGCGAAGAGGAGTTTCGTGAAAAGTTCATTGAAGAGCTAAATGCAGAAGCATACAAAGATCGACCAGAGTCATCAGGTGACTATCAACTTCCTGACTTTGTAAACGAAGGTGAAGCAATAGATAGCGATCTTGTTAAGTGGTGGGCAGAGCTTTCATACGAGAATGGTTTTAGCCAAGATGAGTTTGCCAAAGGCATTGAGATGGTGATTAGCTCTATGAATGCTGATGTGCCAGACGTAGAAGCTGAGATGGGTAAGCTTGGAGACAATGCAAACGCGCGAATAGAAGCGGCTGCTTTGTTCTCAAATAAGTTTTTCCCAGAAGAACATATGCCTTCAATTGAACGTCTGACAGAAACAGCCGATGGCTTAATGGCACTTGAGTTCATTATGGATCAAGTCAAAGGTGCGTCAGTTAATGGTGAATCAACACCTGTTGACCAGATCACGGAAGAAAGCTTGCGCAGTATGATGCAAGATGAACGCTACTGGAACCCAGCGCGTAGAGACATGGATTATGTAAAACAGGTTGATGATGGCTGGCAAAAGTTTACAAGAAGTTAAGGTAATCAAAAGGGGGTTGTCATATCTAACCCCCATGCAACACTATCACATAGAAGAGTTCTATGAATGTGTGCATCCCTACAATGCCAGTGAAATGATCGAGCTTGGCTATGAAAGCCCACATCACTGCCTTACAGAAATGTATAACAATTCAGAAGCTTACGTTTGTCGCAACCAAGATGGCGATATAGCTTTTGTTGGTGGGCTTTGGTTTGGCGGTGAGTCACCACAGATGTTCTGCATGTTTGCTAACAACCTAGCAAAGAACGTAGTTCTTACTGCTAAAATGTCAAAAGCAATGCTTAGAATGTTTGATGAAGTGCATCCAGTAATGACAATGACTGTCTTTTCTAAGTTTGAACACATGTTGAATTGGGCTGTATGGCTTGGCTTTGAACCTTGCGGGATAACAGAAGATGATCGTTATGTTGAATTTGTGCGTTGCCTTTTAATAGAAAATAGTGTTACGGATAAGTCATTGCGGCCCGTAGTGCATTGATCGGCCCTTAACAGGATACCCGAATTGAGATGAGAGCGCGGATACCCGTAGCAATCAGGAAACTCAAACAAGGACTGTTAAAATGGCTAATACAATTGACCAAGCCTTCATCAAGCAGTTTGAGACTGAGGTTCACATGGCGTACCAGCGTATGGGTTCCAAGCTACGGAACACCATTCGTTCTACGAATGTGACAGGCTCAACAGCTCGATTCCAGAAGATCGGCACAGGTGCCGCTTCTACTAAAACACGCAATGGCGATGTGACCACAATGGAACTGGCACACACCAATGTTGAAGCAACAATGTCTGACTACTATGCAGCAGAATACATCGACAAACTTGACGAATTGAAAATCAACATCAATGAACGTCAAGCTGTCGCTCAGTCTGCGGCTGCGGCTCTAGGTCGCCAAACAGACGCATTGATTGTTGCCGCAATGGACGCTGGTGCAAATGCTACTCAAATCGCTGATACATCTGGCGCATTGGGTAAAGCAGACTTGCTAACATTGTTTGAAACATTTGGTACTGCTGATATTCCAGAAGATGGACAGCGTTACATAGCAATGTCACCTGCTGGTTTTGCTGACTTGTTTAACATCAACGAGTTCGCATCATCAGACTTTGTTGGACCGCAAAACCTACCGTTTGCTGGCGGCATGACAATGAAAGAGTTCTTGGGCTTCAAGATTTTCTCAACGTCTGCTGTAGCTGGTGGTAAGAACTTTGCGTACCACACAACTGCGGTTGGTATCGGCATTAACTCTGACGTACAGACAGAAGTTAACTATGTACCACAGAAAGTTGCACACCTAGCAACATCAATGATGTCAATGGGTTCAGTCGCTATCGACGCGAACGGCATCTATGAAGTTCTAGACAACAACTAATATGGTGGGGGCTTCGGCCCCCATTCATCTAAGAGGTTGATATGGCAAGTACGGCAGCAAACAGTGGCATTGATATTTGTAGTAGGGCTTTGATCCTAATTGGCGCAGAGCCAATTACTTCGTTTGAAGACGATACTACAGAGGGTCTAGTTTCGAGTAACATGTATGAAGACATTGCTCGTTCCAACTTAACATCTACACGCTGGCGTTTCTCAACAAACCAAGCCGTTCTTAACAGATTGAGCGATGCGCCAACTGGTCGGTTTGATGCAGCCTATCAGCTACCATCTGGATATTTGTTTGTTCACGCAGTGACAGTGAACGACTTTCAGATTGAATATGATATTTACGGCGACAAGATTTATTGTGACGCTGGCCCTCAAGACGAACTTATTATTGACTACACCTACAGAGCAGAAGAACAAGACTGGCCTTCTTACTTCTCAGTTTGTGTAGAGTATGCAATGGCAACTGTGTTTGCGACAGCCATTGCTCGTGACCAAGGTTTAGCAAACTTAATGAATCAACAGTACAATGTTGCCTTAGCAAAGGCTCGGTCTATTGATTCCCAACAGCAAAGCACACGGAAGCTTGTTACTTCTCGGTTTATTACTAATAGGAGAAGCTAATGCAGAAGGCCAGAATCCCACTGACAAACTTTCAGTATGGTGAGATTAGTCCGTCCCTGTCATCAAGGACGGATTCTGCCATTTATAATTCTTCTGCGCAAAGCGTTAAGAACTTCTTTCTTATGTCAGAAGGTGGAGTTCAGAAACGTGGTGGGTTTAAGATTCTGCATGACTTTACTGGAGTAACAGAGGACACAAGCGTTACTCAGCAAGTGCGAATTATTCCATTTAACTTCTCAGATGATGAGCAGTATGTAACTGCATTGAGTGAAGGTAAGGCAGAGTTTTTCTTTATTGACCCTGTAACTGGTGCAGTCAGTAGCGTTGCGAGTGTCACTACAGATATTAATGGAGCAACTGTTCCTTGGACAGAAGAGTACCTGCATGAGATTACCTATGCTCAAGGTGGTGACATTCTGTTCCTCTGCCATCCTACATTCCAGTGCCAACAGATTGTTCGCACAGGTCTAAGTAGCTTTGAGGTTCAGCCGTTTGAGTTTCAAGTTCGAGCGGGTGGAGCAAAGACATATCAGCCATACTTCCAGTTCCAAGCTAGTGGCGTCACCCTTGATCCATCTGGCACAACAGGCAGCATTACACTGACAACAAGCGCAGCTTACTTTGACACAACGGGTAAGCATAACGGCGTTAAGCTTTACTATCATGGTTCTGAGATAACGATTAATTCTGTAACCAATAGCACAACTGCAAGCGCAACTGTTACTGATGAACTATTTGCATCGCTTGATCCAGATGCCATTCGTACTGTTGATGGCTCTGCTGATGTTAAGATTACTCAGATTAATCATGGTATGGCGGTTGGTGATAGTATTACTATTCGTAATGCAACAACTGTTGGTGGTATTAACGCCAGTCAGATTAATGGTACCCGATCAATTATTTCAATCATTGATGAAAATACTTTTGAAGTAACTGTTGGAGCGGCTGCAAACACAACCGAAGATGGTGGTGGTAACATTGAGATTGTTACTCACGCGGCAACCGAGCAATGGTATGAGCAATCATACTCTGATCTAAGAGGATACCCTGCCGCTGTTGGATTCCACGAGAATAGGCTGTGGTTTGGCGGCACTACTTCTCAGCCTGACACTGTGTGGGCAAGTAAGTCTGGTTTGTACTACAACTTTGATATTGGTACTGCTTTAGACAATGACAGCATTGAATTGGTTATGAGTATTGGCGAGGTGGCAACAATCCGTCACTTTGTATCAAATCGTGACATTCATATCTTTACCGCTGGCTCTGAGTTTTACATTCCAACATTCCAAAACCAAGCTATTACGCCTACGAATGCTGTGGTTAAGCGACAGACTTCTTTTGGTAGTAGCTTTGCTAGACCTCAGCCTTTCTATGGTGCCACTCTGTTTACTCAGTTTGGTGGCAGTACAGTTCGTCAGTTTATCTACAGTGATGCAGAAGATGCTTACAAAGCTGATCCTATTTCATTGCTGTCCTCACACCTGATTAACAACCCAATACAGTCTGCGGTTACTATCAGTGAAGTGGGTGCATCCGATGCTGCGGTATTCTTTTTAAATGAAGATGGCACTCTTGTTACTTACAACCTAAACCGTGTTGAGAACATTGCAGGTTGGACTAAGTTTGAAACGGCTGGCGAGTTTCACTCGATTGCTTCTGTAGCAGATCATCTCTTTGCAGTTTTGAAAGTAGACATGGGCAGTGGCACTAATAGCTATGTGCTTTGCCAGTTGGACGAAGACAGGAATGTAGACTGTTCAGATACATACACTGGCAGTGCTGGCGTGTTTGATGTGTCTAACTTCTTTGAAGATGGTGCTGTATTGGATGTCATTAATGGCTCTGATTATCTTGGCACCTTTACCGTTGCGAGTGGCAACTTAGATGTTTCTGCGGTTGACGCTACGTTAACTTCTTGTGAGGCTGGATTTGCATTTGACGTTGAGTTGAAGACCAACCCCATTGATTTAAACACAGCAATCGGGCCTGAAACTGGCAGAGAAAGAACGCTTGGCAGCGTAATCGTTAACTTAACTGACACACTCTCAGCCTCAGTGAATGGCACAAAGCTAATCATTCGCAGAACTAACAGCGACTTTAGTCAACAAAGAACGCCATTTACTGGCAACAAAGAGTTTAGATTGCTTGGCTATAGCCGCGATCCACAAGTCATCCTTACACAAACCGCACCGTTAAGCTTGCAAGTAAACGGTATAGTAGCGGAGGTATCGTTCTAATGCCCATCGGCCCACTTGAAATAGCAACATTTGGATTAAGTCTATTTGGCGCAAAGAAAAGCTACGATTACCAAAAAGCTGCGGCTGAGAAAGCTGAGAAAGTTGGCAAGCTAGAGGGTCGTCAGTTTGTTAACGAACTATTCTTAGCTAAAGCGCAAGCCATTGGTGCAGCAAATCGCAGACGGGAAGAGCTTACTCAATCTGAGTCTGCTAACTTAGCAATGTTTGGCAAGATGGAGCGTGATGATAGGTCAGTTGATGCTTTCTTAAAAAGAAACCAAGACATTGCTGCTGCTGATATAGCAGAGATAGATCGTAAATCAGAAATACTCTCAGCAAAATATGCTACTCAAGCTGCTGTTGCTTACACCTATGGTCAAAATACAGCGGCAGGTATGAGAACCCAAGCCACAGCAAACCTGTTTACAAACTTAGCTGATATTGCTCAGAACCTTGGGCCATCTTTAGTAAAGCCTAAAAGAGGCGGTGGCGGAGGAGGTAAATAATGCCAGTAATTAGAGAAAAGCGGCAGGTAGAAAGCGCAGGGCCAGTAGGCGTTGTGCGAATGAACCTTGGAGAAACTGAGAAATACTCCAGAATTGCTGATGCCACTCAAAAGCTAACAAGCTTGGCAATTAAAGAGATGGGGCGAGAGTCAGCACGCCAAGGCGAAGAGATGGCTCAAGCTGTAGTCTCTTCAAAGATTACATCTATTAATCCAAAAACTGGAAAGCCAGAAGCTTTAGACTGGGTTGGTGAATCTCGGTTTATGGGACGTGTTGGCGCAGAGGCTTATACTCGTGTAATCAATGACAGATTCCAGCAAGAGATAGAAAATGAAATAAAAGAAAAGGCTGGCGAGCTTGCTCTCAAGTTTGAGAATGATCCGTATTCTCCTGAGAAGTACGAACAGCAGATGAATAACTATCTCAAAGAGATGGCATCAGCATCAGAGGAGAATGGACAGCCAACTCTTTATACTAACTTCATTATGTCTCAGGGTGCGCAGTATGTGACAGCAACAAAGCTGAACATGATGCAAGAGCGCAATCGTAGAGAGCGTGAAAAGCTAGGCGTTTCTATTGGTCTAAAAAATACAGAGAACGTAGAAGCTGCTTACTTAATGGGGCAATCTGGTCAGGTTGATAAGTTTGCACCATTTCTTGAGAGTTCAGTAAACCGAAACAAAGACGGTGAGAATGCTAACATTACTAAGCGTGGCACACACTCAGTGCATGAGAATGCCATGCAGACCGCGTTTGTTCAGGGAAGACTTGATGTAATCTTTGAAGGTAAGTCTAGAACAACCAGACTAAAGATTATAGATGCTATTCGTCGCAAGAAGACTGATGGCCTATCGTCAGAAGTAAAAGCTGCCATTGATGAGATATTGCCTTATGTAACGGCTCAAAACAAAGGCACACTAACAAGCTATGGCTCTAACATTAATGGCACTCTAACCTCTATTGAGCTAATAGCAGAAGCCAATGAAAAAGAACGTTTGGCAAATAATAAGAAGTTTTTGCTTAACACATTTCTAAGTGATGCTGATGGATTAGAAGCCACTTCTTACAATTCAATATTAGATGCTTATAACAACGCAAATGAGTTAGACCCAACTCAACGTGATATTGCGTTGCAAACTGCAATAAACGCAGCAATAGATGATGCATCTCAGCTTTTGAAAGAAACTGCTGCTGCTGGAACCGATCTTACAGCGGACGCTAGACGAGCAATTAATGAAGATATTCGTCGCTCAGTTTTAACGCCACTTATGATTGCCGCTGCTAGTGATGGCAATGTAAATGATCTTGCTCTGTATATTACATCTAAGAACCCAAGGGCAGCTGAAAGTCTAACAGAGTTTCAATTGTCCGTTGCCAATGGATTGCGGAATGGAAAGATACCATTTGATGCTGATGATGTAACATACATTCGCCAGTTGCTCGGGGACTCAGAAGATACAGTAAAGACTGCAATAGATAATTACACAAAGAAGTCTGATTTTGATAATGGCATATCAGACTTGATAAACAATATTATGACTGGTGAGGATGATGTAGGTGAGTGGCAGTCATCTTTTGAAAGTATAGATGCAAGCATACTGCACACAACGGCAGAAAAAGATTCTCTTAAACTTAGAATGCAAACTGCTAGAGTTATTCAAGGAGTAAATTCATTAAGTGACTTATCATCTGGTGACTTAAATAATATCTCAACATACATACGAACTGGTGGTCAAGATGACCAAGGGCTAAGTCCTACTGAAAAAGAAACTATTGATGGCATCTTCTCATTTATAAACGACCAAAACAGAACTCGCATCCTTCAAGAGTTGAGCGGGCGTGAGGCTGATGAAAGAACCCGCGAAATACAAGAAGCGGAAGAGGCGCGTATAGCAAGAGAGCAGTATGATCTTGCACAAGAAGCTCGTTATGGTGGCGTTACAAAAACAAAGGAACACAGAGAAGCAATTGATGATGAACTGGCAAGAAAGGGAATAGACATTCTATCTCCAAATTCTGAGACTGATGAGTTCTATCAAATGATGTCAGTCACTATGTCAGAGAATTTATATCAAGCACTTAAAACGCTAGGTTCAGACGAAGGTTCATTCACTCAAGAGCAAGCAAATGTTTTGATGAACCACTATGCAAGGTTGCGCAACAGGTTAACGGCTGATGGTGTTGTTGATGGTTTGTATGGCTTAGAGCTAAACAAAGGTCTTCTTGATGACGCCTTGGCAATTAGAAACTTAGCAACAGGAAGTACAATTCCTATCTCTGGAATTATTCGTGACCTTAAAAAGAGAGCCGCAGATGGAGATTTAGAGGTTCTTTCTGAGTACAAAGGGTCAGGTGGAAATGTAGTTCAGAATTATCTAAGAAGTAAATACGACAACGATAAGATGATTGTTAAAGAGTTGTCACCTATTGTTGAGTATTATGCCAAAACTGGTCGCACACTAAATGACATTGATTCTCTTACAGATAATATTGTTGATACATTATACTTGAAGTCTGATTATATCGTTGATCCTTCAATGCCAGTTGGTTCTTTTTCTCGGTCAAGATTTGCGCTGGGCATTGTGTTCCCACAAGAGGAAGAAAGAAATGAGTTTATTAGATTAGTAAATCAAAACTTGCCAGAGGGTTATTCATTAGCAACTACAACTTCAGGAAAAACAAAAGAAGCTGAAGGTATGGAGCGACTAATTAGAGAACGTGTTGACCCAACAGTTGAAGGTAGAGAAGTTTACCTAATGCCATATGGTGTTACAAATGCACCTCAATACTATGCTTACTACAAAGAGCCACAAACAGGTGAGCTTAGACCTTTAATCTATGAGCGCACTGTATATGACCCTCGGACTATGAACCAAAGAGTTGAGCTTACATGGCCTATGTTTGACATGGATTTAACGGCAGATTTTCGTAGGAAGTCTGAAGCTGACAGAATTGCCAAGGAGCAAAATGCAGTTGAAAATCGTCAAGCACAGTTTGGCCCACTTAATGAGCCAGCTAAAGAATCAGCATATGGTCGCGCATTATCTCGGGGCATTCTAGGTGGATTTATTCGATGAAAAATGGATTAACAACGGTTCCTCAAATTGCTGCGTCTAGAGGCGCACAGCTTTCAGAATCCCCATCGTTCATGGATACTGTCGGCGCAACCCTGGCTTATCGTTACGATCCACTTATTGACTTTATTGAAGAGCAGTCTCGCTTTGGTACATACGATTTACCAGAAGAAGGGTTCTCTGCTTTAGAAAATATATCAGAGGACTTAAAACCATATTCTTCTACGCTTCTTCGAGCAACCAACCAAGAGCATCTTAACTTCTTAGAAACACAGATGCGTCAGTCTTTAGAGACAAGGCAAACGCTTGCTGAGTCGGGATTTGGTGCGCAGTTTGCTGCTGAGATATTTGATCCTATCAATTGGGTTGCCATTCCACTTAGCCGTGGTTTGTCTGTCAGCCGTGCAGCCCTTCAGTCTGGCACAGGAACCGCTGCTATTGTGGCAGGTCAGGAAGCATTACGTTATCCATTTGATCCGCTGGCAACACCAGAGGAAGCACAGTTTAGTATTGGTGCGTCATTTGTATTTGGTGGAATGCTTGGTGGATTAACTCGTGTTCCAGTGTCACGCCGTGCAAGAGCTATTCGTGAAGCTGAAACAGAAATACAAAACTTTAGACAAGCATTAGATTCAGATGATGCAAGCATTGCTCCTAGCATGTTTACTGATTCATGGCTGTATAAAGGCGTAACAACGCCTATGAAGCGCATCTTACAAGACAAGTCTATTCCCGATAGTGCGCGTATTACTGCTTTAGAAATTGCAAACGATGCTGGTATTTTGCTTGCCATGAATAAGCAAGGCAAAGCTCTGCGTCCATCTGTGTTCCAGAACTCAAAGCTGCTTGAAGGTGAGTGGGTTCAGGCAATGGATGAGATGCTTATCACTTGGGGCGAGTCAACTAAGAAGGGTGTTACTAATCCACTAGACTATCACTTTAAACGCCGTGACTTTGAAGAATGGCTGCAAATGGTAGACACCAAAGCAATGAAGGGCATCAAGGCTGCTGATGACTTTGAGGCTAGAGCAATGGCAACGCTCAACAAGTATTACGATACTTGGGAGATTCGCCTAAGAGAGCAGGGAATGATTGGTAGCTCTCGTTTCTACGCTGATGAGCTAAAGCGCAAAGAAGCCAAGATAGTTAAACTGCAAAAGCAGTTGGATCAATCTGCGAGTAGAGGAACAAAATCTTTAAAGAACAAGTTGCAAGGCACCATATCAAAGCTAACCTCGGAAGTTGAAGAGCTAAAGGTTATGCTTGATGATGCAAAGCAACAGCCAACAATGCCAAGAAACGAGCGAGTGTTCCGTCCTCGGTATTGGGATCGGGATGCTATCTCTGCTAACAGGGAAAAGTTTGAGTCAGTATTGTTCAACTGGTTTAAGGACAACCCTGCACAGCTAACAAGATTTAAAAACGGTAAGCTAGAAACTATACAGTTATCAACTGGCGAGAACGCAATTAGAAAACGTGTGACTGAGCTAACAGATAATCTTCTTGGTTTGCGCGATGATACTAATTTTGATTCAGGATACTTTGGCATTGGTAAGTCAAAGCACATGAAGCATCGTACTGTAGATATTCCAAACGAACTTGTGTTGGATTTTATAGAAAAGAATCCAATCAAGATTATGAAGGCATACACTGCTAGAACTGGCACTCGTTATGAGTTCTCTCGTCAGTTTGGTGGCAAGGATATTGATGAAGTCTTAGACGATACAATGATTGATTTGCTATCGTCTGGTATGACAGAGGCAAAAGCTTACTCTGTTCTTCGTGACATGCGCCATCTGTATGATCGTGTGTCAGGCAATGCTTTGCGTAGAGCAGATACTTGGGATGCTACTATTGCGCAGGTTCTTCGTGATCTAGCACAGTTAAATTATCTAGGTTCTGCGGGTATTTCTACAATTACTGAGCCAGCAAAGATGGTTCTTGAGCATGGCTTTGGCCCTACGATGAAGGGCTTGTTTAACATTATGTCAGACAACCAGTTAAAGCTTGGGGCTAAAGAAGCTCGGATTGCTGGTGAGGCACTTGAGATTATTATGGGTTCTGCTCATTTGCGTTTGGTAGATGATCTTAGCAACAATCCATTTAAAGATACTGTGTTTGATAAGGCTAAGAACTACTTTTATTTAGCTAATGGTTTGGCACCAATTACTCGTATCTTCAAAGACTTTGATGCGATGATGCGCAGCCACACTCTTATTGACTACTCAGTAAGACTAACGAATGGCAATGCAACGCGCATGGAAATGGAATACCTAGCGCGGTATGGCATAGACGCAGAGGTTGCAGCGGATATTGCAAAGGCACCTTGGCAGCGTGGCAAATCAGGAATGTATATTGCGAACACTGGTGCGTGGAACAATGCAATACAGTTCCCTGAAACCAAAGCCACCATTGTTTCTGGGCCAACTGGTCGCACAAGAAAAGATGGCAGCTATGTAGCGGCCCACTACAATGGCAAAGACACAATCTTCATTGACGAAGAATTTATTCGCACTGAAATGTGGAATAGCCAAGGCTGGAAGAATCCTAAGATGGAAGGTGTTAAGCCAATTCCAGATGGGATTATCAACAGCCCAGATGACTTAGTAGCTTTTGTTAAGATGCATGAAATTATGCACACAAGAAATAGTTCTAAAGATTTAGGCTTTGATCGTCGTAAGAAAGCAGACCTTGCTGCATACGAGAATGCTATTAACGATTTAGCCATTGCTGAGTTTAGAGCGCAACCTAGAGTGAAAGATGATACTGTTCGTAGATTCAGAACCGCATTGTCTAGCGGTGTCGCTAATACAATTCTTATGGGGACACCTGCTGATAAGCCAATCATTACAGATGGCGTTGCTTACATTCCCATGCGTGTAGCTCGTAACTTTGGCATGAAAGAAGATGCTAAGTACAAAGGATATGCTCGTGTTGAAAGCCAGCTTCTTGGCTTACCATTTCAGTTCTATAGCTATGCCCTTGCAGCAACAAACAAGATTGCAGCGGCACATGCACACGGTCAGGTTAAGAGCCAGTTCCTTGGGTTAGCTTTATCTATGGGCTTGGGATACATGGTGTTGGATTACAAAACGCCAGACTTTGTTGACCTGTCATTCCAAGATAAACTGGCACGTTCATTTGATTACTCTGGCACCGCAGCTTTGTATTCAGATTTGTTCTACACAGCAATGTCTACAAGTATGGCATTGGGTGGCCCTAATCTTACTAATGGATTTTTACAACCACGCTTTCCTCAAAAGCCAAACTTAGGTGAAGCTGCAACAGGAGTGTTAGGTGCGGGGCCGTCTATTGCGTTAGATTATGGCACAGGAATATACAACTTACTGACTGGAAATGTTGGCGAAGGTACTAAAGAAATAGTTAGAAACTTGCCATTTGCTAGGATGTGGTTCTGGAAGGGCAAGATGAACGACATCACCAATATGCTTGAAGATGAGTTGGAAGGCCCATCTGGATTTGGTCGTTACTAACTTTTTGTGCGTTGTGCTTATTTCTCCTTGATACTAGATTGACTACAAATCTATAGGTGAAAGCATGACAATTAACATAGCAGACAATTCCCCTCGTGTGTCATACTCAGTGGCTCAGGGTGTCACTCAAACCTCGTTTACTGTGTCATTTGAGTTCTTCGACAATGATGATTTGAATGTCTATGTTGATGGCACACTTAAGACGTTAACCACTGATTACACTGTCACAGGTGGTGATGGCTCTACTGGCACTGTTACAATATCTGTCACAGGCGCGTCAGGGGGGTCTACAGTCGTTATTACGCGTGACATTGACCTAGAGCGCACAACTGACTTTCCCGCTTCTGGTGCATTTAATATCGCCACTCTCAACACTGAGCTTGATCGCATTATTGCTATTGCTGCTGACCTTGATGACCGCGCTGCTCGTGCTCTCCAGCTTACAGACTTTGATGTTGCTGCTGGATTAACCCTACCTGTTGTTGATGATCGTAAAGGGCGAGTTCTTGGATTCAATGCGGTTACTGGTGCGGTTGAAGCTGGCCCTTCTATTGCTGATACGGAAAGCTTGGCTAATGTTTCTGCTGACATTGCTTTGCTTGCTGATATTCAAGACGGAACTATAGCAACAAACACAATTACTACAGTTTCATCTGTTAGCTCTGAGGTTGCAACGCTTGGAGCAATAAGCACTGACATTACTACTGTGTCTGGCATATCTGCAAATGTTACTACTGTGTCTGGCATTTCAGCCAATGTTACTACAGTGGCATCTGTATCTAGTGAAGTGGCAACTCTAGCACCAATCTCAACTGACATTACGACAGTTTCATCGAACAACACTAACGTGACAACCGTTGCCACAAACATCAACGCAGTTAACACTGTCGCGTCTAACATCAGCAACATCAACACAGTGGCTAACGATCTGTTAGAGGTTGTGTCTGAGATTGAGACTGTTGCTAATGATCTAAACGAGGCGACAAGTGAGATTGAGGTTGTTGCGAATAACATTGCCAACGTCAACACAGTGGGAACAATCAGCGGTAACGTGACAACAGTAGCGGGTATCTCGGCAGACGTTACGGCGGTGGCTGCGGATGCCAGTGACATTGGGGTTGTGGCAACCAACATTGTTAATGTGAATGCGGTTGGAGGAATATCTGGCAATGTTACGACTGTTGCGGGGATTAGCTCTGATGTGACAACTGTGGCTGGAATTAGCGCAGACATTTCTACAGTGGCTAACACTGACCTGACTGCTGTTATTAGCAATGCCTCTAACATCTCTACAGTCGGCACTAACATCTCGTCTGTAAACACAGTGGCAACTAACATTAGCTCTGTCACTAACGTGAGCAACAACATTAGCTCAGTTAATAGTTTCTCTAATCAGTACACTATTTCTGGAACTGCACCATCTAGTGCCAACGAAGGGTTGCTGTGGTTCGATACCTCAACAGATACAATGAAGGTGTATAACGGATCTTCATTCCAGAACGCGGGTTCATCTGTAAACGGTACATCATCACGCGGTACATTCACTGCTACATCTGGGCAAACAGTATTTACTACAACTGGCTATGATAGTGGGTTCATAGATATTTATCTAAACGGTGTTAAGCTCGTTGTAGGCACAGACGTTACTGCGACAAACGGAACTACCTTTACCCTGACAACAGGGGCGGTTGCGGGTGACATCGTTGAGTACATTGCCTATGGCACATTTGAGCTAACATCAGTTTACACTCAGTCACAGTCAGACGCTCGTTACCTACAGCTAACAGGCGGTACACTTACAGGCGACTTAATTGTTGGCGGCAACCTGACAATCTCAGGCACTACCACAACGGTAAACAGCACAACGCTAGACGTTGCTGACTTAAACATCACTGTTGCAAATGGTGCGGCAAATGCGGCTGCGGCTAACGGTGCTGGTATTACTGTGGACGGTGCTGGCGCAACAATCCTCTATCAATCAACTGGCGATAATTGGGCGTTCAACAAGCCGATTAGTTTTGGCAACTGGACAATCACTGAACTTGGCGGGGCTTTGTACTTTGCCACAGGCGGTGTGAACAAGATGAAGCTAGATGCAAACGGCAACCTTGATGTGGTCGGTAACGTCAACACCAATGCAACAATCACCTAGTGAAAGGACACGAAGATGGCGATTAAAGTAGGCGGTACAACCGTAGTAGATGATAGCAGACAGCTAACCAACATTGCGTCTGTCGATGCAACAACTGTAGCTGCGTTGTCAGCGGCTGGCGTTGGTGGCGGCGGTGGTAGTTTTGATTTTACGGCAGATGAAGCAATCACGGCTGGTGATGCTGTTGAACTAAAAAGCAATGGAAACATTGGTAAGTTTTCTGTAACTAAATCTTTTGGAAGTGCTGCACTCAAAACATATAATGGCAATGCAACCTATTTTACTTTTGTACACGCAAACCCAAATGGCTATGGTGTTGTTGGATATATAAATAGTGCTAATGGCTATTTTCGTGTTTACTCTTATCTACCAGATGCAACTAACCCATTTAGTTCAAGTGCTATGACCGCTGTACAAGATGTAACGGTCACAACGAATAACACCTCACAAGGAACTGGTGTATATGATCCAGATCAAGACGCATATGTTTTTTGTTGGAGAGACAATTCTGATAGTGGAAACTTAAATGTTCGTGTTGCTAAACTAAGCTCAAGTGGCACATGGACTGTTGGCTCCACTGTAACTGCCGATGCATCTTTAATTACGGACATACAGGCAGTGTACGATTCTAATGCGCAAAAGGTTGTTTTGTTCTACAGAGATACTGATAATGGTAACAAAGCAACTTGTGTTGTTGGAACTGTAGATGCAGCCAATACCACTGTAAGTTTTGGCACTCCAGTAGCAAGCAATTCACAGGCTTCGACTTTGCCAAGTTCATCCAGAACCATGAATGATATAGTATTTGATTCAACAAACAATAAAGTCGTTTGTATTTTTAGATCAGGTTTTGATAACCACGCTTATGCGCTGGTAGGTACAGTCAGCGGGACATCAATCAGTTTTGGCACACCTGTCAAGTTTTATGCTGGAACAATAGATGGTTATATGAAAGCAGCATACGATAGCACAAATGGTTATGTCGTTCCGTTTTACTATGCTGGCAGTACACTGCGGGTGCAAAACTTAACTGTAAGCGGAACAAGCATTACAACAGGAACCGAAACTGTTTTTGCTAGTGGAAGGTCATCAAGGGACGTTGAAATAGCAGAAGCTGCAGCCTTGGAAACTTTATATCTTAGTTACCGTGATCAAACTGGGAGTGCTAGTAAACTAACAAGCATGACATGGGATAGTGTTAATAGTGCTTACACGCAAGGTTCAACCACATCAAGTCATGGCCCTAGTTATACGCAGAATGTAAGCATGGATTATGATGCAGGTCAGGGTGCTGTTTGGATTGCTTATGGTGAAGCCGATCTTTCAGATAGAGGTGATGTTGTATTTGTCCAAGTTGCCACAGGTGATCAGTCTGGCTTTGTGGGCATAGCGGCAGAAAACATAGCTTCTGGTTCGTCAGGCGAGGTCACCGTATTCGGCGGCATAAATGAAAGCGTTTCGGGATTAACAGTTGGCTCTAGTTATTACGTTGTTTTAGGTGGGGGTCTGTCAACATCAGGCTCTCAGACTGCGGGTAGAGCATTAGCATCAAACAGGCTATTAGTAAAAGGATAACGTAACATGACCAAAGCAAGAGACTTAGCCGACCTAATCAGCGCAGGGAATGCACTTGCGGATGGTGCAATTAATGTGTCGGAGATCAGCGATTTAACGGCTACGGCTGCGGAGATCAACAAGCTGGACGGTTTAACCGCTACAACTGCGGAACTAAATAATGTCGTTGGCTCAACCAGTTCTTTGCAATCCCAGCTTAATAACGTCAGTGTCACATCTGGAAGCCTTACTAAGACATTTACCAACGGTGAGAGTGCCACAATTACCTTGTCGCAAAGCATAACACCCGCGCCAGTAGTTGAGGTGACAAAAGAAGTAGCGCAAACTGGTGTATCATCTAAAGGTAATTGGGATGTTGATGCAACAGCGTCCAACTATGATCTGCATAACACTGCGTATAGCACGACACTAACACCAAGCAATGCATCGGCTGATGGTACATTTACACTAGGCACTGGTTCTTTTGCATCAACAGATGTGGGTAAGCAGATTGAAGGTAATGGTGGTGTTGCAATCCTTACTGGCACAAATGGTTCATATTCTATTGTGACTAACTTTACGGATACAAGTGCCATTGCTTCTGGCTCTTGGTCAATGAGTGGCATCAAATCGGCTGGTGCATCAACTGGTTTGTCTATGTCAGGTTTAGCAACCAGTGGTGATTATAGCGTGATTGAAAGTGCTAGTGGACATAGCGCGACAAGAAGCACATCCAATCATATTTCTGGTGGCAACCAAGGTATGTTTATTGGTGACAATGGCACAAAACTATACGTTGTAAATTCTACGGATGACACCGTTTATCAATGGGATTTTGGCACGGCTTGGGATTTGTCTACTGTCCCTAATGGCGCAACTGCCAGTAAAGCTGTTGGTGGCAATGATGGTGGCCCTGTTGATATACATTTTAAATCCGATGGAACAGTAATGTATATGGCTGGACAGGATGGGGATAGAGTACATCAGTACAATTTAAGTACAGCTTGGGCGGTAAATACAGCAAGCCACAATGGCAGCTTTAGTGTGTACGCAAGCACTAGAGTAAATGGTGGGTTTAATGGATTTTATTTCAAGCCAGATGGAACAAGGTTCTGGACAGTATGTAGAAACACAGATCGTGTAACTGAATGGCAAATGACTACAGCTTGGGATGTTACTAGCGGTTCGTATGTTAGAGATACTCCTATAGCTAGTATTGATACTTTTCCTTACGATATTCAATTCACTACAGATGGTTTAACGGTTTATATTGGAGGCGATAATAGCAAGCTAAGAAAATGGAACCTCACAACTGCTTGGGATTTTAGCACAGGAACACACGACACAACCTTCAATAAAACAATTTATTCTACATCGGCTAGTGGTGGATTTTATATTAGTGATGATGAAACAAGAATGTATATTAATGATGCTGGAGGCACTACTGTTTATCAGTTTGATATTGGTCAACTCATACAACCTACATCTCAATATCACATAGGCGTTACCAATAGCTCTGGGCAAATAGACAGCCAATACTGGACAGACATCAACAGCATGACTGCCGATCAAACATTGGGTGATTATGGTGAGGCATACTATGCAGTATCCACAGATGATCGCACCACTTGGTCAGTCGCAAAGGCAAGCGATGGTGTTCGTCCTATTGTGAGAAATAATGCGGGTACTTGGCAGTATAATAGTCAGGAAAGTTCTAGCACCGTTGGTTGGGACGTTGCGGGTGGTACTTACGACAATAAGAACAGATTCCTTGACGGTAGTATAAATGGCTTTGAGATTAGCAATGACGGAACAAAGATATATTACGTCAAAAACAACTTGCTCACTTATCAAAGAACTTTGTCTACAGCTTACGATGTATCTACGGCAGGTGCTGAATCTTCATTAGCTACAAACTCTCAAGACGCTGATCCAAGGGATGTTACTCTTTCGGCAGACGGTACAAAAATGTATATGCTTGGGGATACAAATAACACCATCTTCCAATACACTCTAAGCACCGCTTGGGATATTACTACAGCAACCTATGCAAGCAAGTCGTTTAATATGACCTCGCAAGACACTTCTCCTTTTAGTGTTGATTTTAAATACGATGGTACTCGTATGTGGGTGTTGGGTAATCAATCTAAGTATATTTATCAGTTTGATCTCTCAACTGCATGGGATGTTTCAACAGCATCTTACAATAATGTTTCATTCTTAACGACTTCAGCAGGTCTTGTGTCTGCCCCTAAAGGTATTGTCGTTAAGTCTGACGGTTCAGAATTATACATGGTTGATAGTGATTATGACAGACTTTATGTTTATGATTTTGGCACAAACTTTGATCTGTCTACCCTTACATATAGCAATACTGCTTTTGACCATACAGGACAGACCACTAACCCAAGAGATATAGCTTTTAGTAATGATGGACAGAAAATGTATGTTATAGACTTTAGTAACTATGTCTATCAATACAGTACTGACACTACTGTAATTACTTACAGCACCAACACCACATGGACTAACGCCACAACTAACGATGAGTTCTATGCACTACAGGAAGCACTAGGTGCTACATCTGTGAACCGCATGGACAAAACACAGCTAGACGCAGTAGCAGATGGCTCTCACTTCACGTTAGGCGATACGTTAGACCTGATGATCGCACTCAAGCAAGACACTGCGGCAACAACTGTTCCAAGCTCAGATGGCGTAACAATTAACTATGATGCTGCCACAATAAACCAAGGTGCGGTGCTAGGGACTGACTATGACTTTGACTTCCCAGCAAACAACAAGGTTCGCATTACCTCTAATGCAGCGCAAAACTTAAAGATTAGGGTTGTGTAAATGGACAAACGTACTGTTGCATCTGCGCATGAGCGCATTGACACAATAGAAAAACAGATCGTTGCTATGAAAACCGAAATGGATATTCAGTTTAAAGATTTGTTTAATCGTGTAAAAAGACTAGAAGCTATTATGATCGGCTCATCGGCAGCTATTATTATTATGCTGTTAAGACTGAGCTTGTCGGGCTAAGCCAATGCCTGACCCCATTACCATAGGTGCTGCATTATCTGCGGCAAATGTGGCGTTTAATGGGTTAAAGTCCATGATCTCTACTGGTCGTGAGATACAGGATTGCGCGGGTCAGCTTTCCAAGTGGGCCTCAGCAATGTCTGACATTACCTACCTAGAAAGCAAGGCAAAAGAGAAACCATCTTTGTGGCAAACCATGCGTGGGTCTGTAGAGGCTGAGGCTTTAGAGGCTTTCACTGCAAAGAAGCAAGCAGATCATCTTAGGTCTGAGTTAAAGTCTTATATTTCTGCTTATTGGGGGCCGTCCCATTGGGAAGAATTAGTGCGCTTAGAGGGTCAGATACGCAAAGAACGCAAGGAGCAACTGTATCGCAAGCAAGAAGCAATAGATGCGATTATGAGTTGGATCATTGGCAGTGTTATAGCTGTTGTTGGTGCTGGGATATTGGGCGGGATTATCTTTTTAATTGGTGCTGCGCGAGGTCAGTGGTAATGATTTTTGTTTTGGTTTTTATACAATACATTCCATCTGCTGAGTTAAAGTATTACCAGATTGGGCCAACCCATGCGACATATGAGGAATGCGAACAAGAACGCAGAAAGGCAAGAGAGGGTTTGGTAGTTCACAACAGCCAAACGGTGGTCTGTCTTGAGGTTAGTAGAAATTAAGTCAGGTGTGTGGGCAGTATACAAAAATGGAAAAGTTGTTATAATCACCACGCATAAACGGATAGCGGAGCGTTTATATGCCAGCAACAGTGATTGATGAATACAAAATATTCCCACGGCTGATGATGCTAGTGGTTACTATTTTAACTTACCAAAGTGTACACTGGTACATGTCATTGCCTGATCCTACGAATGGACAGGCTGGTTTAGTTTCAGTTTGCATGGGCGCATTGACTGGCTGCTTTGGAATCTGGATGAACAAAGAAGCTAAGACGGATCGTGGCGCATGATTGGACAAATAGTATCAGCGATTGGTGGCCTTGCTACATCATACATTGATGGCAAGACAGCCATTCAAAAAGCAAACGCAGAGATCAAACTAAAGCAAGCCACTGGCGAAATGGATTGGGAACAAGCTGCAATCGAGGCCAGCAAGGACAGTTGGAAAGACGAGCTGTGGACAATAGTTTTTGTTTTGATTTTGTGCGCCAACTTCATTCCTTCTATGCAAGAAACAATGGCACAAGGATTTGCTAATTTGGAGACAACACCAATGTGGGTTCAATGGGGAATGTATGCTTCCATAGCAGCATCATTTGGAATCCGCACTATGAGAGGATTAAAGAAATGAGTTTTAATTTAAGCAAGCGCAGCCTTGGTAAACTGGAGGGTGTTCGCCCTGATTTAGTTGAGACTGTAAAGTTAGCTATTAAACTAACGCGCGTTGACTTCGGTGTGACTTGCGGGTTGCGCACAGTTGAAGAGCAAAAGAAACTTGTTGCCTCTGGTCGCTCTCAAACTATGAACAGCAAACATATTCCACAGTCAGATGAATACTCTCATGCTGTCGATGTATTAGCTTATATTGATGGTGATGTTTGTTGGGAGTTAAATGTATATGACGAGATATGTGATGCGATGGCAGCGGCTGCCAAAGAAACTGGCGCGTCAATTAAGTGGGGTGCGGCGTGGAGCGAGGGCGACATACGCGCGTATAAAAGCACGGCTGAACATGCTATGAATTGTTACATTGATCTTCGTCGATCTGAGGGCAGACGTCCGTTTCTTGATGGGCCTCACTTTGAGTTGATGGCCTAAGCTTAGGTCGCAAAGACTTAGATAATATACCAGTATCTTTGCAAAATAAATCGGCTGGCAAAGCATCCGATAGTTCTTCACTGGCACGAATAACTTGCTGACACTTGGCACTACTATCGAGTAGTATATTGGATTCCATTGGATAGCCATTTAGCACATAAACTATTGTAAATATAAAGTAATTTTCCATTGTTCTCTCTCTTTTTTTTGATAGATTGTCGCAGTGGGCAGTGGCGTCCAAGCCAGCAGCTATAGTCCGACCATTCACATAGCACTGCCCACACGATTACCCATCATTGTGCTGTGGAAGTTTCCACTTTTTTATTTCAGACATTACAACATTGTCTGTAACGCCAAGGACGTATGCTATGTCATCTATTCTTACCTGAATGATTAGCATACGGTTAATCATCTTTGCCATCTTTGGTGCGCGGTAAGGCCACTTACGAGTGTCAGTCTTTTTGGGCAATGCCTTTGGTGTCACTGGCTCTTTGCTTCTTTTGATGCCACACGTTTTTTCTTTTATTAATTGTTTTTTGAATCCCTCTTGCTCTCGCTTCATTTGCCACATTGCAGCAAGCTCTTGCTCACTTGGTGGTCTGCCGTACAGCTTAGTGAAAGATTCTGTAATATTTACCATGTGCAATTCCTTTCAGAAAAAAAGGCCAGCCCGAAGGCTGGCAGTTTAGTGGGAAGCAGTGAGGCTATAAAGGCTATGTCAAGCAGTGTAACTTCCCACGGAGAACATCTCTATTTAAAAGGGAATGTCATCATCTTTCAAGCTTTGTGATGCTGCTTTACCTTGTGGCTCTGAGATATTGAATGACATGTATGGCTTGCCATCCTTCATTCTGCGCCATCCCGCAAGTCTACGGTTGGGATGTGGGTCAGTCCACGGCTGCTGTTTGTCATTCATGTTATACATATTGCCAGTGTAATCAGGCGCACCTTCTTTGCCACCTTCTTGTTTAAACATTACACCAACTTTTTCGTAGACCTCCATGATCTCACGACCACCTTTGGTTTCACGACGAACAATTGCATAGCGTCCTTCTCTGCCCTCAACATTCATCTTGCCTTGCAAGATCATCTTCATGTCTTCAAAGGGTGGGAATGCCACGCCATCATTTGTGTTGTCATATTCTGCCATGCTTCTGGCTCCTTTAGCTAAATTAATTTTTCTTGACGAGGATCGTCTGGTAGAAACTTAATGTCTATTAACTGGTAGTCTTTCCCTCCTGTTTTAGATTTAAAAACTTTACTTGATGGCTTGAGCTTTTCAATTTGATCTGGCTCAAGATACATAACTTTATTATTGTGTATAAGTTTGAGGCCACCTTGTTTAATAGCGGCCTCAGCTTCATAATCTCTTATTGAGACATACTCACCTTTCCATAGTTTTTTTACTAGTTTAGTTAGCATTACCAATCGCCTCCGCTGCTCTGCGCTTGGCCTTGTGGGGGGCCGCTTGAGCGCGAGGCTGCATTGCCATCATCATCCTCAGCTGGAAGATTAAGTAAAGACATAATGCCATACCGACGAGCGTAGGTAATGGCACTACCCAATCCCTGCATGTCATTCTTGCCGAGTACAAGTGGCACATGAGAAATCATCTCCCAATTGGGGTCATCCTCATGCATAAGAATAGTATCTACAAACGAACCATGTTCATTGGTGGATACTTGTTGGCTAATAAAGAAGCCGTGATTAGCCAACGGCTGTGTCACTGCTTCTATGCAACCTTCGAGCGTTACATAACGACTGCGAAAGTGTGGGTTGGTGCCAGTTTTGGCTGGCGGTTGTATATCTTTACGCGCCTTGATTAACAGGCTTACTATATTTTTAGACATTAGTGTTCTCCTAATTACGTTTGGTTATGCGCAAGGCTCCGCGCTTGTCACGCTTGATTGTTATGTAGTCGCAGTACACCTCACGCTCATTATCTGCGACCATATCTTTTAACTGTTTCTTGGCGTTCTCGAACGTTCTGTTGTGTTCGATACCATTAACGTAAGTAACGGCTGCGTCAACGAACTGGTTGTCCAGAGTGGCATCTCTAACGACCATATCGTCAACTTTAATTTGGTTGATTGAGATTTTCGGCGTGTCAATACCAATCGGCTCTTCGTCGCGTAGCACATAGCCCCAGAAGTCTGACACCACTGCCCACATTGAATTGAAATACTCTTCATCATACGCGACATGTGCGCTTTCCCATTTACTATTGCCAAAAATTACAGAGAGATAGGCACCTTCACAGTTTGCCAAGTGGCAATACAACTGTATCTGTGGCATGTAACGTCCGATTTGTTCGTCCATATTGGTAAAGGCATTAGTGTGTTTGGCTTCAACGATGTTGCGTTCTCCTCGAACGCCAGCATCTATTGTGCCTTTGACTGGTACTTCACCAACCTTGCTAATAAATTCTTTCTGATGTGCGGCAAGCACTACGTTGTGTTGCTTTTCAAACCATTGCAGATTGAAGTCTTCAGTGAATGTACCAAGCTGCACTGGTAAATTATTAGACAGGTCTTCTGGTTCAGCACGACCAGTCTTTACTTGCCATAGCTCGTACCATTCACCGTTCATAATTTTAACGCAGTCACTACCGCCTATAAAACCTTTGCGGTTCATTGTGTTCTCCTTTTTTTTTGATTCTACTGCATATGTGCAGTTAAGGCAAGTTATATTGTTCTTTTGCTGCCTCATGTCTGGACGTTAGATCACCAATGTGAATGTTGTACTGATGTTCTGAGTACA